AAGCTGAGTTACTTGCCGGACAAGAACGGCAGATTGGTTTAACTGGAGCACAAGAACGTCAAACCCAGCAAGAACGCTTTGCAGGTGAAACAGGGCTTATCGGTGCACGTGGAGCACAAGAACGTCTTGGAATTGAAACCACTGGTTTACAACAGCGTTTAGGTATTGAGGCTGCTGGTTTACAGGAACGTCAGACGCAAACAGAACGTTTTGCAGGTGAAACAGGACTTACTCGTATCCGAGGTGAAGAAGAGCGGCGTGGGATTGCAACTACCGGAGAACAACAACGCCGGACACAAGCCGATTTACTTGCAGGTCAAGAACGGCAGATTGGTTTAACCGGCGAACAGCAGCGTCTTGGGATTGCAGCTACAGGCCGTGAAGAAAGAGCTACACAGCAAGAACGTTTTGCAGGTGAAACAGGTTTAACTCGTGTTCGCGGTGAAGAAGAGCGTTTAGGCATTGCCACTACTGGACGAGAGCAGCGGGCCACTCAAGCTGAACTTCTTGCTGGACAAGAACGGCAAATTGGTCTAACTGGACGTGAAGAACGTTTAGGTATTGCAGCACGTGGACTTGAAGAGCGTTTAGGTATTGCTACTACAGGCCGAGAGCAGCGGGCCACTCAAGCTGAACTTCTTGCTGGACAAGAACGGCAAATTGGTCTAACTGGACGAGAGCAGCGGGCCACTCAAGCTGAACTTCTTGCTGGACAAGAACGGCAAATTGGTCTAACTGGACGAGAGCAACGGGCCACTCAAGCTGAACTTCTTGCTGGACAGGAACGGCAAATTGGTCTAACTGGACGTGAAGAACGTTTAGGTATTGCAGCACGTGGACTTGAAGAGCGTTTAGGTATTGCTACTACAGGCCGAGAGCAGCGGGCCACTCAAGCTGAACTTCTTGCTGGACAAGAACGGCAAATTGGTCTAACTGGACGAGAGCAGCGGGCCACTCAAGCTGAACTTCTTGCTGGACAAGAACGGCAAATTGGTCTAACTGGACGAGAGCAACGCCTCGGAATTGCAGCTACTGGCGCACAAGAACGTCAGACGCAAACAGAACGTTTTGCTGGTGAAACAGGACTTATTGGTGCACGCGGGATTCAAGAACGTCTCGGAATCGAAACTACTGGGGCACAGCAACGACGAACACAAGCTGAGTTACTTGCCGGACAAGAACGTCAAATTGGCTTGACTGGAGAGCAAGAGCGTGCGACACAGCGTGAACGCTTTGCCGGAGAAACAGGGCTCACTCGCGTCCGTGGCGAAGAAGAGCGTGCTGGAATTCGTGAAACCGGCAGTGAGCAGCGGCAAACCGGCTTGCAGCAAGAGATGTTCAGGCGCTATAAAGAAGAGCGTGATTATGAGCAGGCTCAGCGCCAGTACCGAGTATGATCTCGTGGCTTGAAACCCTAACCGATAAAGATCGGGAAGTTTTTCTTAACTTCTGTAAAAGGACAAACTCACCAGTTCAAATATACCTTTATGCCAGATTCCTTGGCTTTACAGGAGGCATTGTTGAGTGCGACGAGTGGGCAAACCGCAAGCATAAAAAACGCGATTTCAGTGCTCTATTAGAGGATGAGATCGATTCTATGCAGCAGGATATTTTAAAATTACGCGATGCCATCGACATGGGCATGGTGAAGCAAGATATGGGCACTGCCCGAATTGCTATGCTGCAGAAAGAATTACGTGGAACCATTAAACAACTGAGTGATGAGCGTGTCCTATTAGATAAACAAGGTTTGATTCTTGCTGGTGCCGATAGGGCTCTGCGTGAAATGTTATCGATTTTCCGTGATGATCCTATTGAAGGCCCGCTCACTGAAGCCTCTATGGGCGTTTGGACTAAAATCCTACAAGAAGAGTCGTAAGCTGAGTGCGCTAAGCTACGGCTTAGTGATGTTGAAAGGACGTGGCCGGAACAAGTCTTTATTCAGTTTATAGACGTACGGCGCGAGCAGCAGCTCAGAAGCGAGTAGTTAAACAAACTAGTAGCGTCGACATTGAGCGTGCACGTACGGATTTTGCTTATTTTTGTGATGTAGTCGGAGACAAGCCACCAGCAGCACATCACCTCGAGTGGCACAAACATCTATGCACTGATGAAGACTCGGTCTGCCTAAAAGGCATTGCTGGACCAAACATCGATATTCTGGCCCCTAGGGGGCCTTTGGCGGTTTCCATGCCGGTAGCCACGCCGCACGGGTGGCGCCCTATCGGAGAACTCGCTTTAGGAGACCTTGTTTTTGCAGAAGACGGTAGCTCGACTGAAATTATAGATATCCACGACTACGCAGAAAGTCCTACTTGGAACGTGATTTTTTCTGATGGTTCGTCTGTCGCTTGTGATGATCAGCATCTTTGGAAAGTCAGGAGAGTAGGTACAGATGAAAAAGGCACTTGGCGCTTGATGACGTTGAATGATATTAGAACACAAAAAACTACAGGACTGGAAGGTAATTGGAGGACTGGAGGAAAAAGAATTACAGAGGCCTGTGAAGAAGGTAGTGCCCCATGGTTGGATTCACGCGGGTGTGCGCGTTATCAAATCCCAATTACTGAGCCTGTCCAGTACCCTAAATCTGACTTACTTGCAGATCCATACTTGCTGGGGGTACTTATTGGGGATGGTGGACTGACAAAGAAATCAAGTGTTCTACTTACGTCAGCTGATAAAGATATTGTTGACCGCTGCGGCAATTCTCTCCCTCCTGACCACGAACTAGTTAGTGTTTTTGGTTCTAAATATGGGTACAAGATTGTCAAAACAAGTAGAGAAAAGAATAAGCCAAATAAAGTTTTAGACGCTTTGCGCACCCTCGGGTTACAAGGTAAAGGATCAATAGAGAAGTTCATTCCAGCAGAGTACAAGTTTGCTTGCGTCGAGGATCGTATTTCCCTTTTACAAGGATTACTAGATACAGATGGAACCGTAGGATCCAATCGTTCCGGAGGTGGAAAAATTTCATTTTGCAGCGCTTCCTACCAATTAATCCTCGACGTAGTGGAACTAGTCCAATCATTAGGCGGAGTTGCAACAATTAATGCACCGCAATACAATCAATACAATTCGCCAACAGGTGAGAAAATACGAACTACAAACCCTTCCTGGAAAGTAGGCATTAAACTTCCACCATCGATAAAGCCTTTTTACCTTCAACGGAAAGCTTTGTTGTACAAACCCTGCACAAAATATCTACCTTGTAGGTCTATTGTTGATATCAAACCTGCGTTACCAGAAAAAGTACGTTGTATAACCGTCGCACATGAGAAGCATACATTCCTGACAAAAGACTATATTGTCAGCAAGAACTCAGCAAAGTCGAGCGTCCTAGGTTTATTCACAGCCTGGACAATTGGCGTGCACGCGTTGCATAAAATGCCGTTGAAGATTCTTTATATTTCGTACACAATTGACGTTGCACGTCCAAAAAGTGCGGCGATCAAAAGAATTATCGAAGAGAGTAAAACTTATAACGAAATTTTTCCGATGGTTAAAATTGCCAAGGGGATTAACTCTAACGAGTATTGGAGCATTGATTGGAAATTTGCTGGGATTAAATCAACCGGTGAAGAAGAATTTACTGTTTGTTGCGCGGGTTTGAAAGGAGCTGTGACATCCAAGCGTTCACACCTCTGTATTATTGACGACATTTGTAAATCTGCTGACGAAATTAAAAATAGAGATATTCGAACAGCAATGGAAGATAACTGGAATTCAGTTATTGTTCCCACTATGTTTGAAGGTGGTCGCGCTATCTGCCTAGGTACGCGTTTTCGGCATGATGATATGCACGGAACCACCTTTATTCCGGCTAACGACTGGGTCCAACTGGTGCAGTCAGCGATTGTCGTTGATCAGGAAGGTGAAGAAATCTCCTATTGGCCCGACATGTGGTCTTTAGAGTATTTGCAAGATCGACGACGACAAGCACCAATTGCTTTTAGTTTCCAGTACCAGAACCAAATTGTACAAACTAGTGAGCTGTCACTCTCACCTGACTTAATTGTGAAGGGCACAATTGCAACACAATTTGATGCCATGGGGGTTGGTGTCGATCTTTCTGCTGGTGTTCGAGAACAGAATGATTACACTGCGTTCGTGATGGGTGGTCGCGTCAAAGATAAAATTCACATCATCGACTGTAAACGAATCCGCATTATGGGAAACTTAGAAAAGTTGGAAGCCCTTATGGAGATGATGGAGGAGTGGGGCGTCATCCATAAGGATGGCGGGCGATATTTTCCCACTGGAAGCAACATCGACATCTGGTCAGAGGCTGTTGCCTACCAAGCCTCTCTAGAAGCTGATTTTAAACGAATCTGTCTTGGTGACCACGGACTTTATAATATGCACTGGCACGCGGTCAAAGGTTTTCGGGGCGATAAGGTTGCACGCTTCCGTGGCATTATGGGCTTGTTCGAGCAGCGTAAGTTAATTTTCAATAAGTATCGACGGTTCGGGCCGTTAACAGATGAAATCATTAATTTTGGTGTTAGCTCCCATGATGACACAGTCGACGCATTGGTATGGCTTTGCAACGGTCTGATGACACGTGGCAAATTAGAGCTGGAGTTTTAACTCTGGATATGAACAGAGATAAAGTATTTTGGATCTAAACTAAAAAGGTCCTATTCCCAATGTCCACCAGCTATTACACCTTAGAGCTTGAGCAGGATGCCTACGGCTCTGCCGTCATTCCTCTGCCTGACGAACTGTGTCACGACATGGCGCTCCAACCTAATGAGCGATTCGAAGTCGAAGTGGAGGATGACACCATCACGCTCAAACGCGTTGCTGCTGGCTACGATATTGAACAATAAGCTGAATTTCCCAATTGACCATGAGCGATAGTAAAAACGTTCTAGATTCTATGCTCAAGGCGGTCATTTCCCGCGATGGTAGCGATCAAACCGATACTATGCTGGTGAATGCCCACCTCTCCCAAATGAAGATGTTTGGGGTGCGTCAGGGTGTTGAGTTCTACCCAGCCCAAGACAACTTGGGCACACAGCGATTTGATTTTATTCAGCAGGTCATCAAGTTTAATAAACTGGATGCTCGTCTGGATTCGATCTGGGATCGCTTTCTGGCCTACGGTAAAGGTCTTTTTTATATTCGACCGACTAAGAAAACATATCGACTCTACTGGTTCGATAAAGATGCGTATCGAACTTACTACTCCACAGAGGGAGATTTAGAAGAAGTCATCATTATTTATCCGTACAAAGTAAAGTCTACGAAAGGCTTTCAAGGTGTTGGTTTAAGTACGGATAAACGTTATATGCGTCTTCGTATTACGGCGACTGAAATTGAAGAGTTCCACAGCGAACAAGAAATTTCTTTCGACATGCCGTCACTGGAAGCTGGCGCCTTCGAAAAGAAGACCGTTGTCAACAGCATGGAATTTATTCCATGTGTGGAAGTATTTAACAATCCAGATGCTTTTGGCACCGAAGGTAGCGGTGAATTTGATTGGATGGCTAACCAGATCATCGCTCACGATGAAATGGTTAAAAACATCCGAGCAAACCTTTCATTTTTCGGCAATCCCACATTACTCTCTTCCAGGCCAAAACAGGATATTGTCGAGAGCAACGACACCGACATAGCACAGCGCCCCAGTATTTCCAGTCAGTCTGGATTCCAGTCTGAGTTTTTCTTATCCAGCTCAACCTTCAAACAGGATAACGTTACACGGCAGCCTCCTGGGTATATCGGAAAGCCTGGCTCCGGCATGCGTGTGCCTCGAGTCATCGCGAACCTGGAGCCCACAGATCGTGTCGGTTTTATCACTCCAAACGCAGTTAGCACAGATCAGGCGCGATATGCAGAACAGCTTCGTAGTGAAATCCGCTTAGCACTTGGTGGTATTGATGATTTAAGCATCACCAACGTAACTGCAACCGAGATCAAATCGGCTTATGGACGTGTCAGTGCTACAGCCAAGAAGAAGTGCTTGATGCTTTATACGTACGGCATTTGTCGTTGCTTCGAGTTAATGATCTTCCAGGAAGAGCAGATCTTCCGCAAATCATTAGCCTACTCACTGGGCATCAAATATCCAGTTCCTCCTGAAGATACGGAAGATGTGGCTGCTGTAACTAAATACGAAAAGCAGTTGGTGACCTATGAGAAGAAGCTCCAAAAAGCTCTAGATGCTGTCATTGAAAACCGCGAGATTCCCAGTGGTGTTTTAGGACTTGCTCCAGACGGGGATCGCGCTGTTATGTGGCGTTGGATGGGACCTGTATATGAAGATACGGCACAAGATAAACTTAACCAATCTATCTTTACGAGGAACCTACAGGAATTAGGGGTTGATAGCATTGAAGCACTGAAGTATTTATTCCCTTCTAAAACGGATGATGAAATCGCGGGGATGCTCTCCGGTTTCCCATTCCGAATGGTAGGGGAAGTACAGAGGGCCTACTCAGCATTTATTGATCTAATCAATCAAGAAATGCGAACACCACATCCGCAGCAACCGAATTTACCGATGGCTGCGGATCCGAGATTAGATCTCACTCCCTTCCTTTACCGAACACTCGAAAGCCTACAAAAAGAGGTAACTTATGCAGGCCGATACCGCAATGCCGACCCAATCGGCACCCCAAGCATCCCCGATCCAGCCGAGCAGCTACGGGGCTCCGGTGGCGCAGACGGCGGCACAAGCGCCAACGGTTTCAACGACGTCCCAATGGGTGGCGCCCTACCAGCAAGCGGTGGCCCCAGCCCCGCAAATGCAGGCCCAGATGGGGGTCAATCCGTACCTGTCAACCCCTACAGCGTCATACCCCCAAGCGTACCAGGCAACTCCACAAGCGGAGAACCCTTACAAGGAGGCGTTCAACAAGGTGGTGGGGCTCCTGAGTTCGCCCGTCCAATTCCCGTTCCAGGGTCAACAGTACAGTCAGAACCAGGCCTACGACCAGGCCAATTACGCTTCCCAACAGGGTCTCCAGTACAACAATTTGGCGACGGAGACCTATACGCCTTCGAACAACAGCAACCAGGCGTATTACAACGACTATTCCCAAACTTCTCCGGTAATAACGGAGGAAATGCTGCTGGACAACGGGGTAAGCGAGCAAAGTCTTGATGTCATCAACCACTTCGGTGCTGATGCTCCTGCTCTCCTGAACCAGTACGCTTGTTCTGTAGAAGACACGCTGCTCGCTACCAATGCGCAGCTTCAAGAGGCCATCGGTCTGCTTCAGGAGCTCTCTCATGAGCATCGCGCTTATGAGGCTATCCTGACTGATCCAGATATCCTGGCCGATTACACCTGCGAATTCTTTGGCGAGAATGGTCCTTATCCAATTCCCGATTCAGAAATTGGTTACGGTCGTCCCCAGGGTCAGGCGGTTGGTACTCAATATCAGCGTCCGACTGCTCCTGAGCGCCCTGAGATGCCGGTTCCTCCTCAGCCCCAGATGCAAGGCAATCCCGCCGCCTTCTGGAATAATTTTGGAGCCCTGGCTGAGCGGGATCCCGCCAACGCCTGGCGTTATCTGAACTCTGCACAACAGAACCCTGAAGTGTTCCGCCAGAAAATGCTGGTGATGGAGTGATACTTGTAGTTCTAATAAACGACGTTTATTAGGAAAATAAGTAGCTGTAAAATAAGGGGTAGCGATGCTACCTCTTTTTATTTAGCGGATTTTATTATGGCAGTCCAAAAGAGTAGTGCCAGAGCACGAGCTGAGCAATTTTTGATTAATGTCGGAACCGCAGGTGGGCCGGTCGGATCAGATGCTCTGTATACTTTTGGCGCTGCTAACTTAGCCTCTCAAGTGCAGTCTGGCAGAGTTGACCAGTATGCAGCAATGCGTGACGCTACCGCCGGTCGTGTGATTGGCACGACAAATGCACCCGCACCTGCGATGCCTCGAGACCTCGATAGTGCTTACTTGAAGTTAAATCTTCCAGGATCTCCGTTACCGGGCAATGCGTTGCTTTCGGCTCAAAATCAAAGTGCTGCTGAAGTGACGCAGAATAATATCCTCACAAATGAGCAATATGCACGTTTGCAGGGAATGCCAGCGCTTGGAATGTTATCTATGGGTTTGTTAGCCGCCAACAACTCTAAAAAAGGTTAAAGTAATGAAAAAAGAAAAAGCCGTTAAAAAAGCTAAGGCGCGTAAACAGCAAGCTGGGGCACGCACTCTTGAGCTTGAGGCTGCTCTTCAGATGGCGCAAGCGCAACTAATTGATCCTGAAATCCAAGCAGAACGAGTGGATATGCAGCCAGCAGATGGCTACGTCAATCCATATCGTGCACTTGGTTACATGGCTCCAATGGCTTATTCCCCTGGCAACATGATCAGTGGCTATAACTTTGGTCAGATGGTGAATCCGGAAGCTTAATAATCCGGATTGATAAAGTCTTGCTATAATTTTCTTAATGGAACCAACAGTTCCAGAGTTAACAGCTTTGGCTGTTGAGTTTGAGGCTTACCGTCTCAGGTATCAGCTTACTCTACGCTGAGAAACCAACATGTTTATTGATAACGATTTTCCCAAGCTGTTGGGTGCGGAGCTGTACCGCCCCCATCCAGCTTATATCGTGGAAATGGCTTGCGAGCCTGTTGTTGTCCACGACTTCACCAAACAGCCGGGTCAAACCGTTCAACTTGACCGCTATCGTTTCTGGGGTAGCCCTGGAACGAAGACTAGCCGTGAGCGTACCCAGGATCAAACCATCGGTACTGCTAATAGCCGGTCTATCGTAAAAGATAAGGTGCTGGTGTCTCTGCGTGAGTACACCGGTCCCGCTGACCCGAACAATACTAACCTCCCGAGCACTTTCAAGATTGCCCGTGAGACGCTGATGACCGCTCAGCGCCTGCTGTTGGACACCGGGAACCTTAATATGTTCCACCAGTCCATCGGTTCGCTGACCCTCCTGGACGACTATCGCCGCTGGCGCGACCGTGTGTTCCTGGACGAGCTGTTCAAGGCTGAGTCTCGCGGCGCTGCTTCTGATAGCCAGGGTGGTTACTACTACCCCAACGGTAAGACCAAATCTTCCGCTACTGCTCTCAACAACTACACCGCTACCGAATACGCTTCTGAGCGGTTCAAGTTCAACGTCAAGACCGACCTTCTTGAGGTTGTGAAGCAGCTGCGTAAGCGTAACACCCCCGTGTTCGCTGACGGCTATTACCGTTGTATCGCCGATCCCTCTTTCATGAAGGATCTGCGTGCTGACCAGGGCTTCCGCGAAGTGGCCCGCTATCCTGGCACTGGTGTTCCTAATCCCCTGATGGGAATGATGGCCCCCAACGCTGCTCTGTACGGTGGCGGTCAGTTCGGTCAAGCTCAGTTCGTGGCTGGCGAACCCGTCATGCCTTCCGGCTTCGTGTTTGAAGGTGTGCGTTTCTTCGAATCCACCAACTTCCCCGACAAGAGTATCTCCGTCGACATCGGCAGTGGCGGCGGCTCTGCAACTCGTACTACTCCTGCTGGTCTGTTCTTCGGTCCTCAGGCTGTCGGTGTAGGTATTGGCGGTCCCAATGCTCAGGTTCTTATCAACAATAACGACGATTTCAGCCGCTTTATTATTTTAATTTGGCAGCTGTACGCCGGTTTTGCTAACCTGAATAAGGACTTCATTACCACTGCCTTCACCATCGTTGAGTGATAAAGGAGGTACCTAACTAATGGCTGCTTACAAAGAAGAAGCCGGTGCAATCCTGCAACCCGGTAACCAAATCAACCGCCTGTCCTCCTATAACACCGAAGGTGTTTATGCTTGGCCCGGCGTAGAAGCTTTTGAGCTGATTGGCTACGTCAAGATTGATAACCTTGCCGCAGACAAAGCTTCCTTTAAGAGCTTCGACATTATTGTTCCCTCGCCTGATCGTCGTCCTGATGACCGGGTGCGCGACAACCGCACCTCCCTGGTGGTGCAAGCCTCCTCTGCTCGTCCTGCTTATGTTTACGGCGCTTCTATCGCCGTGGCTCAGGACCTGCCCGCTGGTGGTCTGGCTGGTTTCCCTGCCTCCCCTGTTACCGCTGACATCGGTGGTACTTCTACCGAAGGTCTGCTGCTTGGCCCTAACAACGCTGGTGCTCCTTTCGGCGTGCCTTCGACTCAAGCCGACGGCCTTGCTGCTGCTAGCGCCATTGTGAGCGCTACTAGCTCGCTGTTTGCCCAGGGTCTGAGTGACACCACTGTTGCTGACCTGCCGTTCTGGACTGCTGTTACCACTGCTGGTATCGATGATCAGGACGCTGCTAACTCGATGTTCTATAAGGTCACTGCGGACACCACTTTCAAGGTGTTCAACGTGAACGGTGTGACCTCCACTACCGTGGATGGCGACGGTGTGTTCATTAGCTCCACCGATAAGGATGCTGGCAAGGCTGGCTACCTGGTGTGCCGTGTGAACTACCTCCGTCCTGCCGCTGCGGCCGCTTGGGAGTCCATCAACGAGTACATCGACTTCGTCTCGCAGGTGGGCGGAGACGACATCTGATCGTAACTCCAAGATGCAACGAACGGACCTTTCGGGGTCCGTTTTTTGTGTCTAGGCATCTAGGATTTATTTTGATAAGCTAAGCGAAGGTTCAACTAACAAAAATGCTGTATCAATACCGCCTGACTGGGGGTCTTGTAGAGATGATCTCCAAACATGGTGAAGACATTGTGATGTGCATCGACTCGCAAGATGAGGTTTTATACGTCAATGAAGCTGATTTGACGCCACATCTGGAGGCTACCAATGAAAAGATTCGCACCGAAGAGCGCCTGACCGTTCAACTTGAATCGGAAGGGGTCAAGCCGCCGAAACCGACCCAACGGGAAACGTTCCCTCTTGATACGCGTATCAATATCAATACTGCAAGCGCTCGACAGATTGCTGACGCGCTTCCTGGAGTTGGACTTAAAACAGCGCGTGATATCAAAGATTTACAACTTTCTCTCCCTGGCGAGAAATTCACTCGATTGGATCAACTAAAATCAATCAAGCGAATTGACTGGGACGAAATGTTCAAAGATAGCCTGGTCCGGGTTGAGTGATAATTTGCGCGTGCTAGTGTGTTATTGGGTATAACTAGAGAGTTGTATCCAATAACGCATTTCTTTTGAGTAATGCAACTCGATAACTTCCTCAAGTCTAAAGTTCGCTGGCACCTTGGTTATAACACCACGTCTATTCCGGCAGGTGACTTAGCGCGTCTTGAAGAAGCTGTCAACAACATCCCAGATTCTTTCTGGTATTCGAAAATTGTCGAACAAGTCAGTCGGTGCGACGAAGCTGAAAAGCGCACTGACATGACTGGAAGTGTGAACAACAATACTGTTCCCAGGAGTCGTATCGAAAGCATAGCCGGTGACGTCGATCGTACGATTGCAACCTCTGATTTTAGAGACACGCTGAAAACCTGGACGGCAATTTACCTATACGAGACGGATCGATTAGCCCTACATTTGTATGTTCCGAATTACCGAAACCCCGAGCAAGCCCGGTATCGGTTTAATCGCGAAGGTGCTGAATTTATTCAAGCCCTTCCAGGCCCTGCCGACGTCGCTGTTGGCACTCGCCTTATGCTCTCAAACGATTTCCGTTAACGCCAAGCAGTCTAGTTCTGTCATGTCGCAGCTAAATCCACAGCAAATTGCGGACCTGTTAAAACAACAAGGATTCCCGCAGGACAAGATACCGACGATGACTGCCATTGCAATGGCGGAATCAGGAGGACGCACGCAGGCATTCAATCCCGAAGGACTTGACAAATCTTATGGATTGTTTCAAGTCAACATGCACGGTGGACTTGGACCTGCACGGATGAAGCAGTTTGGCCTTCAAAAAGAGAGCCAGTTATTTGACCCAACAACTAACGTCAAAGCTGCTAAACAAATTTTAGGTAGTCAAGGTCTTGGCGCTTGGTCAGTTTATAAAAGCGGCAAGTACAAAGAATTTTTACCCCAAGCACAGCAAGCCGCGCAGGCTACACAAGCTACGCCGCAGCAACCACAGCAACAACCACAAGATGTAGCAGCTGCACCAGGTGGCCGCACTTTTATTTTGTTTGGAGGCATGCAGCCACAGGTCGACCCCAAAGAGAATTTAGATCGATTCATTTTAAAGACTATTTTTAATCCAGATACACCAAAAATAGATGCAGGTCTGAATTCTCTTGCTCTACTAAGTAAAGCTTTTGGTTTAGACCAAGTACCGCAATATTAACTACGTACTATGGCGAAAACAGCAGCACAAGACTACTTGGACGTCGGCCGTATTGCCACCACTGCGGAAGATATTTATCCGACTACAGGAGCGCACCTGGATGTGCGGGTTCTGAAAGACGGACAATATATTGACCCAGGTACAATTCGCTCGCTTTTAACTCGCCTAAAAGTAGATAAAGACCGTGAAGCTTTGTGGCAACAACAAGGCGAACAATGGAATCCTGCGTATCCAATCACTTCTGGCTATGGTAAACGTGTCGCACCCACCAAGGGTGCATCGACGTTTCACTTGGGCCAGGATTATGGTATTGGCGCAGGAGTACCTTTAGCCTGGGAAGGTCCAGGAACATTCACTCCTGGTCGTGGTTATGGCAGCATCAAAACAACTGATGCTCAGGGCACTCCATATGAGATTCGTCTTCTTCATACTGTCGGGGGTAAGCAAGGAGAACAGGCTGCAATGCAGCCACAAGCTGTGCAACCTCCCACACAACAACAACCAAAACAGGGAGACACTTATATCATTCTCCCTGGCATTGGAGAAACTCAAAAACAAGGTGGTGATGATTTTCTGGCCGCGTATGCAAAACAGCTAATGTCTGGAGAGACACCGCAAATTAGATCGTCAATTAATCCATTGCAGCTTTTAATGGGTGCATTTAACCAGACTCCGAATTATTTAGCGTAATGCGTTTCGCTGCTGTTCCCGGTTATTCGCCCTCTTTCCCTGTTACGTACGAGAATATGTACAGGGATTACAGCTTGACGACTTCAGGTTTTAGTGACCCTTTCAACAACAAACGTAAGGAGCAGCACAGCAAGTGTGATTTTGTTGTTGCGTATAATGGAGAAGATGATCCTAGGTTCCAGTTGAACAATCCTGCTTACATGCGTGAGGTGGCGCGTAGCAGGGTAGACAATATTCCACCTGTCATTTTAAATAAACAGCCTTCGCAAGGTTTCTAATGAGCTACACCAAACCAGAATTACGCGAAAATCTCAAAGATCGGATTATGGCGGGCTCAAAAGGTGGCAAGCCTGGCCAGTGGTCAGCGCGTAAAGCCCAACTTCTAGCACAAGCTTACAAAAGTAAAGGTGGTGGTTATTCCGGCGGTAAGACGGAATCACAAAAATCTTTAGACCGCTGGGGAGAGCAGAAGTGGATGACTCGTAAAGAATACGAGAAAGGTAAAGGTTAGACTGTTTCCATAGGTGTTATCAACGTGGAATTCTTGGCTCTGGAAGACAACCCAAAAACAACTATTCTGCTCAACAGAAAAGTAACAGAAGTTGGTGGGGCTTGTCCACGTTCTACAACTGATATTAAAGAAAATATCAAAAATAGAAACTGGACTATTCAGAATTTTGCTTACGGTCCTTTAAATCCAGATGTACCTGATCCGGGCTTCTGGGAAAAGAAGGCTGAACTTTGGAACAGTGATCTTGATACTGTGCAAACAGCTCGTTGTTGTAATTGCGCGGCTTTTGATCAATCCGATAAAATTCTATCTTGCATCATTGAAGGTATCAATGAGCAGGGCGCAGCAGATCCTTACGATGTACAATGCCGAGCTGATTTAGGCTACTGTCAGCTATTTAAATTTAAGTGTGCAGGCTCCCGCAGCTGCGATGCTTGGCTGCATGGCGGGCCAATTCAGTAGTTCGATGAACGACAAAGCAATCGAGCCCGGACAGAAGAGCACCGAACGCTACTTGCCAAAAGAAGCGTGGGCGAGGTTGAGTCCCGAGGAACGTAAGCGTACAGATGAAAAGAAGCAACGGGCTTCTCGAACAGGTCGTCAGTTTGTACCGAATACAGAACGTGCAAGCAAAGCACGCCGTGCCGTCGAATTAGCTTCTAGGAGAAAGAACAATGGCTAGACGCGCTGGAGAAAAAATGGGCTATACACTTGGTCTCACCACTAAACGCGAGCCATATGAGTTTCCGCTCCGGACTAATGCTGAGGATTTTCAGTCGATGCTGGCTACCGAAGGTGGTTACTACGCAATAGGTAGTCGATTACCACGTAGAGATTCCGGTCGTTCCCGCCTCGCTGGCGAAGCCTTTAATGTGGATTTAAACAATCTTGCTGAGGCACCAGTTCTTGAAGATCCCTACGCAGCTGGTGGTGAGGTAGATGATCTCCAAGAAAGCTTGTATTAGATAGCTTAGGCACGTATTAGAATATACCTATACGTTTTTTCAGTACTCAATACGATGCCTGCTAAAGGTAAGATGCCTCCCGAGCTGCTGGCCCATTTTAAGAAAAAAGGCGGCCAAGAGTCTGAAAAGGAATCTGATAAAAAATCTGATAAGGAACCTACTGACAAAGAGCGTCGCAAAGAGGCTGTGAAAAAAGCGCGGATGCGGATGGAGAAAAAGAAGGCATCCTGATTAAGGTTGTCTGCATTAGAATTTACCCAACAAAACGCATCGTACAGGGAGAGTAGCGTCAATTGTCATCGTCTAGCTCAAACAAGCAGCCGCTTCTCGTTGATCGTCCGGCGACTACTTCTAGCTTAGTTACTGTGGCTTCAGGCCAAGCGTTTTCAACTAGCTTAGTACCGACTGCGGTTGGAAATGCGACCAAAATTTTTGACGTGGACTCTGCACAGACAGATACGTCGATTAGTGGTGCGTATATTGATGAGATTTGGTTCCAGTATTCAAAACGTAATACCGAGTTTATTGACGCAACTTCTGCGGTTACGGGCACTTACTCAGCTAACAGCACCAATGTTGTTGTCACTATTAGTGGTGGCCATAATGTTCAGGTTGGACAGCAGGTTTATCTGAACTTTACTTCGTACAGCAGCGGAACCACTCCAATTGACCAGGCCGTCAATGTCACTGCAGTAACACCAACCACGTTCACTGGCACCATCCCAAGCGTCTCTGGACCAATTACAGGTAATGTTGAGTGCAGACTGCCTTTAGATTTTTGTATCTACTTGGTTGAAACTGGGTCAGTCACAAACACCAATCAATTTTTCCCCCTGTTTACCGTTAGCATTCCAGCTACTTACGAATATCAGTATTACAGTCTTACTGAATATGATGTTCTGCCTTTGATTAACCATCCAACCGTACAGGCTGGTTCAAATTTTTTCACAGCTAATAGCGCAACTGCACCTAAAATTCGTGGCATGATGCTGAAGCGTGGACAGGCACTATATGCTGCTTATAGTGGGACGACTGCACTCACTAACGGATTTTATGTCACTGCGCAAGGCGGTTACTATTGATCGTTAAAAATGCCCTTTGGTGTAGGCGGATTCTCTAGATCAAAGGGCAGCCCTTTTAGTGGGAAGCTCGATAAGAAATTTTCTAGTCTCACAAAATTTAACGGAACAGATAAGAGAGCGGAAATTAAGAATCCGTTTGACCCATCACTTTCTCCGGAAATTGAAAGTGAAGTGCGGTTTTACAACCACGATTCACTGTGGGCTCGATGGCGTCGTGGCTATGAACTTTATTCAATCACACAAAGCGCTTTAGGCTCAAGTGATATCGAGCGGCCTGTTAGAGGTGACTACCGGCTTTATTTTTCTTTTCAGCAATATCCAGGAGTTTTTGTTCCGGCACGTTTATTCACGTATCCCTCAACAAATCAAGACATTGGAGAGCAACTTGTTGGTATGCGAGATACCAATTCGTTCACTTTCTATGATTATGGGCTTCCAATTCTTGGTGTACGTTATGTAGGTGCTTCAGTAGAAGCAGTATACACTCAAAGTGGAACTGTAATTACTGTTACCAAGGCTGACCACGGTTTATTTCCTGGGGATAGCGTTTATTTAGCATTTTCATCGGGTACTGCTGTAAATAATACGCTCACAATTACCGAAAAAACACAAAATACCTTTACAGTTACTGCTGGAACACCGTTAACAACAAGCGGAAACGTTGCTTACGCCATTTCAACAGCATTTACAGACTCGCGCTGGCGCTTTATTCGAGTTGCGTTAAGGTTCTTACCGACCGAGACGGCATTATTACCAGGTGAACGGATGACTGATCGTGTAATTGAACGCGATCCGGGCATCACTGCTACTTATAGCCGCACAGGGTCAACTGTAACCGTCACATGCACTTTAGATCATGGTCTCTCCACTGGAAATACAATTTATTTAGACATTGGAACAGGACTTGTGTCCTCTGGACGCTACGAAGTGACTGTTACCAGTGCAACTGTATTTGAAATTACTACAATCACGAGTGGCTCAACTTTAGGGAACGCTACAGTTAACCGTCTTCTCCGTGGATTTAATTATTTAGATTATGTAGGTTATACGGTCACCGGATCGGACGCTACTACAAATGAATTAATTTTTCAAAGAGACGATAGTTACGCAGCAAAAACTACAAATGGAATTACGGCAACAGTTGTTCCTGCGCACAGAGGATTTCAAGTCGGCAGATATCTAACAACTGAATTACGTTGGCAATGTTCTTGCGAAGACTTCAGTAAACGAGATAATTACAACTTATATAGCCAACTTAGGCAGCGTAGGTTTCCTCAAACACAATTAGCAAATTTAAAACCAGGTCTTATCTTAAATTCTGACGGCACTTTTACCGAAACTCGGGATTCACCTGGTGTTTTCCAAGATATTGGATATACAACGATAAACAACTTTTACGAACTACCTGAATACGAGGATATTGAGCGGTTTTCGTTCCAGAATCTACTTTATTATCAGATGCGGTGGTGTAAACACATTTACGCTTCGATGTGGGCGCTAATTCATGATGAAGGTGGCGGCACTATTTCAATTAACGCCCGGTACGAGCAATCTGGACCAAATATTACAGTTACAGCACCCAATCATGGCCTTTTGGCTAACAGACGTATCCAGCTAGATTTTACAAGTGGTAACGCAATTGCGGGAGAGTACACAATAACAAGTGTCCCAACTAAAGACACTTTTACAATTGTCTATCCCTTTGCTGATACAACATCAGGGTACTGCACGGTATCTAATTTAAAACCACACGAATATGTAAATACTTGGTTGTTAGAACCCAGTGATCAACCTGTGGGAACTGGATTAGAGACATTCTACAAAAATTTTGATCGTGAGAGTCAACGTTTGAAAGAAGTGACCGAGCGTTATGTTTTTGATTCGCAAAATCTAGGCTGGGCTGGAAGCCAAGTAATTACTGGTGCAGGCAATAACCCAGAGCAAGCTGCAAACTTCGGTCCAGCACTAACAACAATGGTATTAACTGACAATATTCGCCGCAATGGGGAAGGCAAATTAAGTCGGATAGGTATTGTAGCAAATAGTACAAACCGTTTTACGGGTTTAGTTAATAAGTTATTTAATCTAGATCCTAAAATTATTCAGGAAGCTAAATTTGGTTTTCTTGATAAGCCCTTAAGTGAATATACTAGTGAATTTGAGTTTGGATTTGTTGACGGTGGTGAGTACCGCAACGGCGTCCCACTCGAGAATGTAGATACACTTGTCCAAATTGAGGCAGAAACGTACAGTCCTGTAACAGCCTTGGATACAATAGTCGATGCAAGCCTTTACATCAATAGTTAACGATGGCTGTTCAGATTCTTTCGAGACGTTCATCTATTGCCTTCGACAGGCCTTTTCCGATTCGCCTAGGGAATGCAGAACTAGCAATTAATTTCAATTCTTCTGATCCTGGTCTTTATTTTGCGGATAACATAGCGGCGCCCTCCACAAATTTAATAAAAGTTGGGCCTACTTTTATTGGCGCTACAGCGCCTAATACTCCAGCTACCGGCTTTAACTTATTCAGTAAAGGCGAATCTTGGCTAGATACATCAAGTACACACATTCAAAAACTGTATGATGGGAGTACGTGGCAAACACCAAAAGCTGTTTCTTCTATTGGTAACGGCAAGCCGGTTAACCCTGTTGACGGCCAACTTCATTACGATAAGCTGATCCCTGGACTTTTTATATATGACTTAACGACGGCTTCTTGGCTTGCTACTTAATTAGCGACCGTGATTTAAGATGTGATCCAGTATACGATCTAATTTTAAATGTACAGCTTGCACCTCGCGCAGGAAATCTTCTTTAAGTACATAGTTCTGTATTACACGGTCTTGTAAACTGTCAATTTCTCGTTCTAAATTGCCAAAACGTGTTTCTATCTTTTTATTGAAGTTTGACAACGCTCTTGACAGGCCAGCAAAAGCGCCTGCGCTTCCGGATAATACAGCTACAATCAGTTCTGGAGTCACTGGCACATTTTAACTTCTTCTTCTATTTTAAGGTAAAAAAGCACTACAATTCAAACTTGTTCTGTTTGATGATGAAATTTGTACATGTAATAGGAGCCTAAAGCAGTAAGTGTGAATAGTGAGATTCGGCCGGTCAGCACGATGGCAAATTTGATAGAACAGCCTAGTTTTCAGGGTAAAGTACCTAATAGATGGGAAAATATGCAGCGCGGCCTAAAAATCCAGTGAGGGTTTAGGCGTAGAATATGTAAATAGTTAAAGCAGTTATGGCTACACAAGTACAGTTTCGCCGTGGTACTACAGCTGATATCTCCACATTTATAGGTGCTGACGGAGAAGTTGTTGTTGACACTACAAAAAAAACTTGCGTTGTTAATGACGGTGTTCAGATAGCCGGTTATCCACTGCTGCGTGAAGATGGGTCTAACAGCGCTCTGAATGTGGGTAGTTTATCTAGTTGCGCGTTGAAATTTATTAATGATCCTAATACAGGTATTATTAGTCCTGGAGCAGATCAGATTGCGTTAGTTACAGGAGGAGCTTCCCGGCTTAGTGTCGATTCTTCGGGTTCTGTAACAATCCCAGGCAATTTGCTAGTCTCTGGTGCTTTTACCGGCTCCATTACTTTTGATAATGGTAGTGCTGCGGTTCCGGCGCTCCGTTTTACTAATGATCCAGACACAGGAATATACTTAGCTGGTACAAATCAAGTGGCCATCAGCACTGGTGGTACACAACGGCTGACTACAACCACAACAGAAGTCACATCAACGTTACCTGTAATTCATCCACTTGGAGCCGCAGCTACTCCAAGTCTTACTTTTACCGGCGATACCAACACCGGCATCTACTCCCCCGGCGCAGACCAGGTGGCCATCAGCACTGGTGGTACACAACGGCTGACTACAACCACAACAGGAGTCACATCAACGTTACCTGTAATTCATCCACTTGGAGCCGCAGCTACTCCAAGTCTTACTTTTACCGGCGATACCAACACCGGCATCTACTCCCCCGGCGCAGACCAGGTGGCCATCAGCACTGGTGGTACACAACGGCTGACTACAACCACAACAGGAGTCACATCAACGTTACCTGTAATTCATCCACTTGGAGCCGCAGCTACTCCAAGTCTTACTTTTACCGGCGATACTAACACCGGCATCTACTCCCCCGGCGCAGACCAGGTAGCCATCTCGACTAATGGCACTGGGCGGTTGTTTGTTGATGCGAATGGAAGGGTTGGCTTAGGCACAAGCTCGCCCCTTGAAGTCTTTCACGTTAAGACAGGAGATTCTGGTGTATCTTCCGAACTTGCTGGTGTCGATGGCGTTATTATCGAAGCCGCAGCGGGCAGAACCGCTGGCTTGAATTTTTATACCCCAAATGATCGTCCAGCGTTAATCGCTTTTAGCGATCCAGATGGCTTTAGTAGAGGTGCTATTCAATATGTTCACAGCAGCGACTATTTAGAATTCCGCACTGCAGGATCTGAACGAATGCGCCTGGACTCTAGTGGCCGTTTAGGTCTGGGGACTAGTAGCCCTATCGCAACAAGTCATTTTGTAACCACGAGCCAATTTGACGCAAATAGCGCCAACTTTACGCCAGGATTATTTATCCAGCAATCCGGGGGAACTATTGGATCAGGGCAGTACGGCACAGCGATAACACTTAGCAAGATTAACAGTGGACGCCCTGGCGGCGCCATCGCATCTGTTCAGACAAGCACCGATGACGATCAGCTTGGCCTAGCATTTCTTACGCACTCGTCTGCCTCAGCAAGCGATGTGCTTGGCGAGGCGATGCGTATTACACACGCAGGTTTGGTAGGGATTGGCACTACGAGTCCTAGTCGAAAGCTTCAAATTGAAGACGGAACCACCACTGGAACATTTAACATTGCAAGGTATCTTAGTTACAACGGATCTAACTCCAAGTTTTTAGATATCAACATTGACAACACTGAAGCAGCGCCTGTAGTTGTTTTGGATGCAGGGAAAGGAGGTGGATCAAGCCCTAATCTCGCATTCCAAATAGGATCCTCCGAACGCGCCCGCATCACATCAAGTGGGCAGCTTTTAGTTGGCACGTCTAGTGCGCGTGCAAACTTCAACAACACTGCGGACGCTCCGCAACTTCAGCTTGAAGCAACTACCTTCGCGGGAGCTGCACTTAGTGTGGTTAGAAACGCAAACAATTCCGCAAGTGGTGGCATTGTTTTGGGCAAAACAAGGGGAGGTTCTGTAGGCTCAAATACAGTAGTAGCTGATAATGACAGCTTAGGAACCATTTCATGGCAAGGGGCGGATGGATCAGAAATGGTCGCTGCTGCATCAATTGGCGTCAATATAGACGGCACCCCCGACGCTAATGACATGCCGGGCAGATTAGTGTTCTCCACTACCGCCGATGGAGCGAGCAGCCCGACGGAGCGAATGAGGATTGATAGTAGTGGCATTGTTTACATCAATACAACTAACTTAAACCCACCGGCTAACTCAGTTATTGGCGCG